AATAAACTTCATTTACGTTGTCTTTATACTTGATGACCTTAATATCTTCCGTGCCATCTTCTCGGTATAAGTAATATTTTTCTTTCGGCATTTTTTAACACTCCTTAATGTGTGTTTTCTTCCAGTTGATTTCATTCATGATTTTCTTTTCAACTCTGTCGTAATCATCGAAAGGCGATAACTCGTTATTGTCCAACAATCTATTGACCGCCCAACCAGTCTCGATATATACATTTGCTACAATCGGGTCGCTTTGCTTTGTCTCTTCATACATCGATTTCAATAAGCTTTTGAATTGCATTATATTCATGTGAAAAACCTCTGAGTCTTCTTGTAATACTCAAATTCAATTATTCCGGTTTCGCCGTCTTTGTTTTTGGCTATGTTACATTCAACAATAGATTTGCCAGTGATACTGTCATCTTCGTCACGGTTATAATAATCATCACGGTAAAGTAGCATCGCTAAACTCGCATCTGCTTCTATTCCGCCTGATTCTTTCATGTCCGATAGCATTGGTCTTTTATCCTGTCTAGACTCGACACCACGATTCAGTTGTGAAAGTAGTACGATGATTGCGCCTGTCTCGTTAGCGATTATCTTTAAGTCACGTGATATCTTTTCTACTGCTACACGTCTATCAACTTTCGCATCAGTATCCATCAGTTGAAGATAATCTATAAAAATAACTTGTTGCCTGTCTGAATGCCTCATTGCTTGCGCTCGCACATCTTGCGGTGTGATATTACTTTTATCAGAAATATCGATGCCTAATTTCATGATTTTATCCATCGCATTCGTTAACTTTGTTAAGTCATCCGGCGTTAAGTTCCTGATTTCTTTTATCTTTGTTAACTCAATACCAGTAATTGTTGATAACATACGTTTCAATACTGATGTGCCAGTTGTTTCGAGACTAAAGAAAGATGTTTTGTATCCATTTTGTGCTATGTTCAGCATCATGTTTAATGCAAAACCTGTCTTACCCACTGAGGGACGCGCTGCGATGACGATTAATTGCGACGGCTCCAATCCCCCTATTTTGTAATCCATGAGCTTATAACCCGTCTTAATTTGCTTCTTAGGGCTATCGCTGTATAACTCATCGACAAACTCCTCAACAAACTTCTTGGTTCCGTCTTCTTTTCTGTTAGTAATTGTTTTTAAATCCTTGAGTTCATCAATCAAGTTATTAAAATTTTGGTTCGTAGGTTGTTGTTTGAACTCAGTTACCAATTCTTTCGCTTTGTTGATTTGATAACTTTCCAATAATTCTTGTTGATAACGTTCAAAGAATCCGTATCCAATGAAATCGGAGTTGTAAAGTTTAGTTATAGTATCTGCATCTAAAAACTCTTTATCTTTAGTTGCTTTTAAATAGATTTCTTGATGATCTATCTTTCCGACGTCCATTACATAATTGAAAAAGGTTTTAAACTTTTCGTTCGTAAACATGTAATCTTTAACTCTTATCTTTTCTAGTACGTCCGGTTGTTTAAGTAGCGTAGCGATTATTGTGCTTTCAATTTCAAATTGACCGTAATTCATTCGTTATCGCCCCCAAATTCTGCCAACTTATTCATGAAGTTATCTAGCGCTATTTTTCTTTGTCTGACATATTCGGGGTCATTCTGCATTTTCCATTGGTGTGTAGCGGTTTCGTTGTCTACCGGCTCAATAGATACTTTTTTAGGTGCCTTACGCATGATTGCTGGTAGGTTAGGCGGGTACGGGTTGTTACTGTTGATATATCCATCTACAGCTTTTACAGTTGGTTGATAATCCCCGTTTTGACTTAATACATCAATCCACATTTCTAACTTTGGTTTATCAAAATCGATGTTGTATACGTACCTAACTTTTTTAATAATTTCTAATGCTTGTGTTTTGCTCATCGGCATTAGTCATCACTCAATTCTTTTTCCATTTGTGCTATGACATCATCAGTAGTTTCTTTTTTAGAGTTACGAGGTTTCAATTTGTTTTCAGCACTTTCTTTATCTGAAACGCCTTCTTTATTCCAGTTCTTTAATACAGTTAGTAAGTAATTCAGACCTTTGTTGTTTTCTTTGCAGTAATCGGTAGCGACTTTTACTATTTCGAACTGATCTTGCTTAAATGATTTAATTTCGTGTTCTAACTGTTCTGCTTTTAAAGGGTTTTGTATAATTTCTAAATTGGTACTAATATACTTAAATGACTTTGAGACGTCGTCTGTCTCTCTATGTTTGTTAGTCTCTGTGTAGTCTATGGTATTGGTCGGGTCATTTTGTCCTCTTGCATCGTGCCAATTTGTCCTCATCGTCGGGCCATTTTGTCCCGATGGTCGTGCCACTAGTTTGTTTAATGTTTCATAATTGATTGAATACCATTTTGTACGGTCAAATCCAGCCTTGTTGTAGTTACCTACATGCAATAAATTTTGTTTTTCTAAACTCCCAAATGTCCTTTTTATAGTTCTCTCGCTCCAAAATGGAAATTGTTTTTGCCATTCTGGATAAGAATTAAAAATCCAAGTTTTGCCATCGTATTTATGTTTTGAGTTGTTTAGCCAATAATGAATTTGTTGCAATACTATTGCTTCGTTTAACCCTATTAATTCAGCTAATTTCGGTAATACTTGTATCGGATAGTCATCTATTAGTAACTTATTCATTTTTCTCTCCTTTCAACATTTTATTGAGCCTCTCATCAACTTTTATCCACGAGTCATGCAATTGATATTTATCATCAAACGACTTAACACCAATTGCGTGCTGTTCATTATGATGTTGTCTACACAGTGCTAACACATGTTTGTCGTAGTGATTCATCTTGTTTCTGTTCATACCTCTGCCGACTGCTTCATAATGTGCCAGGTCTGCGTGAGGCTTTCCGCATATTACACAGTTGCGGTTGATTGTAGCCCAATATAATAACGCTTTATCTTCGCTTAACAACTTACTCGTTTCTACACTCATAGGTATTTGATGATGAAACATAAACGCTATAATCAGTTCTATTAACTCTCTCGCAACTTTCATTGAACAGTCACGCAGACTGATTTCTTCATAACCTTTCATAATTTCCAATTCTGTTTGTAATAATTTTCTAGTTGATTCTACTGGTTCGCCCCAGTGAAGTTCTATATCTCTACACATTGCGAATATTTTTTTGCGTTGTTCTATAGATAGTTTTTTATTGTCCGGAACCTCTACTTCTGCTTTTAGCGGATATCCGTTTTCTAGTAAATCAATGTGACTTTGTTCAAGTTCAACACCAGTAGCAACGACGGAATAAGTACCGTCATTGTCTTTCTGGTATCTTGTAATGTATTGCATTTAAACCACGTCCTAGAACGGTAAATCATCATCATTGATTTCTATTGGACCATTAGCATTAGCGAATGGGTTTGATTGTTGACTCATAGGTGTCTGTTTACCATTTGCTTGCTGTTCTTTTTGTTTCATCTCATCAGTTTTAGGTTCTGGTTTATTAACTACTTCATCGTCTTTATTCCAAACTTTTACATATGAGAGTCTTACAAAATACTTGCCTTGTTCCTCGTTAAATTTATTTTTAAGTACAATAGTTCCGATTTTGTTAATTAATTGATCTGTGTCAAAAGTTAAATCTGGTAAGTTCAATTTAATTCCTAATCTACTAAGTAACTCGATATATTGTTTTTCTTGATAATCTTGTTGGAATGGTGGGACGAATTGGTTGTGTTTGTATTGTTTACCTTCGTTGTTTTCAAAAACAATCGTGAAGTATCTGTTTTCTCTGTCGTTAAACTCGACATTTGCAACTTTTACTGTAAATTCTCCAGCTCCTAAAAAGTCCCCACCTTTCATGAATGCCTCTTGATTAGTTTCTTGAATGTATTGTGTTCTACCAGTGATTTTCATAATTTTTATACCGTCCTTTTAATTAATTTTTAATTACCATTTCTAATTGCTTGTACAACATCGTTAATACTTGGATTAATGAAACGTTTGTTGTTAATTTTGATGTTGCTTGAGTGTCTTATCTTTGTCTCGAATAAATTTGATGGTTCAGCGTTAAGTACATATTGATAAGTTTTTTCGCCGTCTTGCTCATGTTCTTCTATTGTCATTCTTGCTAACACGTCAGATTGACTGATGACTGCTTTTTTTATTTGGTCTTGTGCCTCTATCGTGATTGTTGGATTGATAGTACTTCCCTCATCATCTTTGTCTTTGTTAATGCCCTCGTGTCCGCTTATAGCAAGATGAAATTGATAATGTTCTTGTAATTTAGAAATATAACGATAAATACTTACAATGCGTGTAGCACACTCGCCCCAATCATTAAATGTCGGTTTCTTTGATTTACCGTCCATGATGTCGTCCATAGTGATATCACGTAACTTTTGGATTGTTTCAATCACTACAACATCAATTTGTTTTCCGTTTTCTCTTAGTTGTTCAATAATTTTAGGCAGCATTTTAATCACTGCACTAAAATGCTTATAATTCTTAATCTGCACAACTGCCCCATCTTCTGTTACCGTTGTTCCGTCCTCATTTATATCTAGTACTAAGGCATTGTTATCTTTTGTTAAAAACGTAGTTTTACCAGTACCGAACTTGCCGTATATCGCAAATTTATAAAACTTGTTTGCATTTTGTTTGCTGATGTCTTTTACACCTAGTTGCGTTAAAATATCGACATCTTGATTAGTTTTTTCAGTCATCTATTCTCCCACCTTTACCGTGTATGACGTTGGTTTCTCCACAATGCTAGCACCCTCTAAAACTTCGCCGTTTGCGTCAATCAATGTGCCGTTTTCAGTTACATTGAAATCTTTCTTAATGTCTGATTGGCTAAGTTTTTTAGTTACTTTTACATAGTTGTCAAAACCTCGTTGCTCAAGTTGTTTAATGACTTCTTGCTCATTGCTAACTTGAATGACTTTTGAACCTTTTCTGGCTGTCACTTTTCCGTAAGGTGTATTCAACTTGAATTTGCTATCTTGTTCTTTTTGTATTCTGTAATATTCAATTACAAGGCTTTGTAAATATTCTTTGCCACTCTGTAATTTTTCTACTTCTTTATCTTTCCATTCGTTTATGCGTTCAATTTCTTTATTTGCTAAATCGTTGATTTCATTCTCTTTAGTTGTGATTGCATCCAGTTTCTTAAAAACCCAGTTAGCACTGTCTAGATCAGTTACTTTGAATCGGTCGTCTTGTTCGAATGTTTCTAATTCTCTCTCTTGTAAATCATTCACTTTTCATACCTCCTACCATTTCATGACTAAGTTAATTAGTCTGTCCTGTTCATCTGTGTTCTCTTCAATCCATTCGTTTATAACGTCACGCATTGCATCCGTCGCAAAATATAGTTCGCTTAAATCTACAACATGAAATGATTTAAGTGGAATATTATTCATATCCTTGATTTGTATACTGATACCGTCATGTTTTTTCATCGCAGACACTTTAAATTCAAACCCGTTAAAGCTGATAATTTTATTTTTTATCTCACCAAATTTGTAATACATTGTTTTAGCCCTCCTTGTTATCATCAATACCGTGAAATTTTTGTGATTTACACATTTGGAGAACATTGACAATGTCTTTATAACTCTTAGTGCTATCCAATAAGGAAGCAAGATCGAAAGTATGACCA